TTTGTAGTTGACATTCCGTAGGCCATAAGCAAAAAGGGTATCTTAGTATATTCTAAACGAAGTTTGGCCCAGTGTCTCTGGCTTCGCTAAGTTAAATTGTTGCAAACAAAGATAACCAAAAGCATCAAACGCATGATCCACACCTAAATTCTTATTAGGTAAACCTGTATTAGGTGCATAAGTTAAAGTTCTAAGTGCTTTTATCAATTCTTTACAACGAGGGTGGATGAATGTTCTTCTATCACCATTCGCATCATATAAAGCCGTATTAATTGAAGTAATTTTATCTCTAATCTTCCAGGGGGATTTTGGACTCATAACCGTAAATCCACTCCTTCTTAAAATATTATGGTCCGTAACTCCAACCCCACTTGTTTTTCTTGCACTTCCCGTAGGGTCTGGACAAGCAATAATTCTACGATCAACTCCATATCTTCTCGTAACTTCCTCCGCAAAATCCCATGTCGTAGCTCCACCCGTCAACATTATTTCGTCAAACACATAAAGACAGTCATTATGTTTTACCGCACAAATTCCTGCCATCGGATCTACGTTAAAATCTAATCCCAAAATTAAAGGTAACATTTGTAAATCTTGTACCTCGGCACTAATATTTTCATCGCTGAAACTGACAGCCACCAATCCCGTAAGATTTTCAAAACTTGCCTCAAATTCTTGCTTAAATGTTCTGCTATCTAGTTGAGCCTTCGCAGCTTCAACTTCCTCTGCTGGAACATTTCCTCCGTCTATCGTAGTGAAACTCCACCTCTTCCAATCTCCCGTGGGATCCTCTGGAACGTAGCACCATAAATCATAAAACCATGAAGCCGTTCCATCAGGAGTAGAAATGAAGAGGGCCCAACCCTGTTTATCTGCCAATGCTGGTCGGATAACCTGAAACCATACGTCAGAATCCATAAATGCTGCTTCGTCTAGTACAACACCAGCTAAACTACGACCTCTTAATGTGGTTGCGTTCTCTGTTCCTTTTAGTTCAATTAACGAGCCATTGATTAGTTCGATCTTTAAGTCGGTTTCGTTTTTGCTTTTTACCCATGATGTAGGTACTAATTTTTTTAATTCTTTCCAGGCAATGTCTTTTGCCATGCGGTATGTAGGAGCACAATAAAAATATGTCTCGCCTGGTCTTTTAATTGCAGCGTTTACAAGTTCAATACATGATAAATATGATTTTCCGAATCTTCTGCCAGCCACCAGTACCCTAAATCTGTTTTTCGCATTGAACACCTCCCCCTGTGCCCATCGCAATGTTAGTTTCTCTTTCGCTTTTACACTCATGTAGTACAAAATAACCTTAATTTTAATTTATTTTGTAGTTTTTATCGACTAATTAGCTATTTTAAGGTTATTATTCAATTAATAACATAAGTTTCAGTCCGTGACAGAAGCCATCTTACAAAATTTTGACGATAGATCCGTTCCAAAGAAAAAAAATCCTGGTAGATCACCAGATATGGTTATAGAAAAAAGAAGGCAAAGGTTATACAGAAGACAGTTGGAGGGGCTGCCCGCAAGACATCTTGTTTTAGAACATTCTTCTAGGGAGGGAGTTTGCGTTAAAACCGCATGGAACGATTGGAAAGAAGTAAGTAAGTGGAATGAAGAGGATTGGCAAAAAGATAGAGAAAATATGATCTCAAGAATACAAGCCATGAGAGTTAGACTTTTTGATAAGGCTTGCAAAAAAGGTCAGTTTCAAACTGCTGCTCAAATATTAGACTCATTAGGTAAAGTAGTAGGGGAGAGTGTAGAGACTGTAAATATAAATGCTCCAGAACTAGCTATACGAATAGAAAATCAAAAAGATAGTTGACACTATTGTAGTATTGTACTATAATAAATAATGTAGGGGGAAATAATTTGCGGATTTATCAGTAGGTTCAGGGTGTGGCGATGCGGTTGGCTACAAATAGCAACCCCACCCCAGGCAACAAAAAAAAATTGTTCGGGATCGGTTGCGGGTTGCCTGGTACAAAATAACTTTTATTTTTTTTCTCTGATTTTTTCTTACATCAAAATAGTTTTTATTTGTGGCAAGCTCTCACAACCTGGCAACCGTACCAATTAAAAATTAAAATTAGTTATTTACAATAACAAGAGAAGGATAAGAAAAAACCTAGACAAAATAAAATTAATTAATAAAATAATTTACACAAAAAAAATCTTAGTTTTTTAGACTAAGATTAAAATAATTTTTTTTTAACTTGTTTTAATAACCTAGATAATCACATAATAATAAAATTGATAAATCATCATTTTGTGTATCGTCTAAATAATCATCAACTGTTAATTGGTGTTCTTCTAAAAATTGTTCAGCTTCGGAATAATCTAAACAACCACCATAAGAATAATTTAATAAACCTGTTAAATAATTGTAATTTTTAGATTCGATTATTTCGATGGTTTCATCTTCTAAGGAATCATAAAAACAACCAAAACTCTTGTAAGTAAGATTTATTCTAGTTAATAAGAATAAGATAATGTCTTGTAAATACTTCATAATTAGATATTTTGTAAATATTGAGAATATGAAGTAATGGCAGAATCAAAACTATTAGTTTTGTTTTGTATATCTTGTTTAATATTGTTAGCTATACTAACAAAAGGAATAAGAGTTAATACAATTGCTGACAAATAAAGAACAAATAATTTCATTTTATTTAATAAGAAGTTGAAAAAATAGATATCTTCTTATATTCCATTATAAACATATTTAATAATGTAGTACAATAGTAAATAAATAATCTTAAGATTTAATTAATATTTTGTTATATCTCTAATCCTTGTTTATTAAATCTTTTATTAATATTAGGTACTATCAAAACACCATTATCTTTTAATAGTTTAAGTTTATTAATAAACCATCTATTATTAATCTTGTGTTGATATGGTGTTAAATGTTTATAGTATGTTTCACTAAATTTCATTTTAATAATAATTCTATTGATAGATTATCAATTACATCATTAGCAAAAGATAAATCTTTAATACCTTTATTTAATTTAATATCTTTAATTGTTAGATACTTATAAAAATTAAAATCCTTATTAATTAAATTATTATTATGGTCATAACATTTATAATTAATATCAAAGTTTAACCTGGTTAAAAAATCAAACATTTTATTATAATCTAAATTATCATATCTTTTAATATTATTTTCTTCAACTACTTTCCAGTAAGAAAAATATCTTTTAAATCTTTTTTGATAAATAAGATTTTTACCAAGATATTTTGTTAAATACTTGTAACCGTAACATTTTACAGCATTGTATTGTTTATCTTTTATTGTAAAAATAATTTTATGTATATTCACTTTAAACACCTCTAATTTTTTTAAGTTCTTTTTTAACTGGTGTAATATCAATAATATTATTATCTAATAAATTATCTAAAAAATCTTGTTCAACTTTTATAGCATCTTTTTTATTATCTTTTAAATAATTATTAATATGTCTTGTTGTAGTCGGTCCATATTTAAAAGAAGTATAATAATACTTATCTTTTAATTTTGCACTTACTATAGTTTTATAAGAATAAAATAATTCTTTATCATTAGTTAATGTAACTAATGTTTGATTATTACCTAAGTTTTCTAAATTCATTTTATTTAACCTCGCAATATGATTTATGAAGATAAAAAGATTTATCTAAATTTAATTTATTAAAATCTTTTTCTATTTCATCACTTAATAAGTCAATGCCTTTATAACTATTATTATCTTTAAACCAGGTAACACTTTTTAAAAGTTCTTTCTTAAATTCGTTTTCATCATCACACTTTTTAATGATAATGTCACCTTCAACATAAGAAACAAGTTCAAAACTTTTAAAATTGACCCAGTTCCCGTAATAGTGTGCATCTTCGGTTGTATCTAATTGTGCGAATCCTTTTTTAAAGTGACAGTAATTAAAGTCAAAAATGTATCTATCACAATTAGCAAAACTTTTTTGTGTTTTCATTTTATTTAGTAAGAAGTTGAATTAAAAAAAAAATCTTCTTATGTTTTCTATTGTACTACATAAGAAGATAAAAACAACCTAATTATTAAAATTAATTTAATTTCTTTTCATAATAGGCATAATAAGATAATTTAAAACAGGCTTAAAACCTTCTAAGGATTCAAAAGGATTTTTAATATCCCATTCAGTGTTAATAATGAATGGTGTTGTAGGTATGTTCCCATTAAAAGTTACACATTTAGAAGTACTTACTTTTTTAACCTGGTTACAAAATTCTGCTAAGTAACTTGCATTGAATGAAAATTCTTTACCTATCATATTACTGAATGAATCAGGCACTATATTCTGAATGTCAGGGAAAGTTCCCTCGATAGCAGAATAATGAATGGAAGATAAAAATATTTCTTCATTCATGAATGTAATTAAATTATCAGTAATTAAAACTTTAGTACAGTTTTTAACCTGGTTTTTTAAAATCGCACCAGGGATAACAACATTTTTTTCTAATTTAAATCCTAATTCATCTTTAGGAAATTTAAAGAAAAATGCCCTATGCCCATCTGTTGACTCAATACTAATATTTTTACCATCAACTTTTAAATGAATACCAGTTAAAAGTTGTTTTGAATAATCCTTAGATACAAATTGACTAGCTATTCTTATTACTTCATAAGGTAGGCAACCAATTTTAGTTTCATTCTCATATATTGCATAAGGACTTGAAACTTGTTTTGTAGTAATTGTTTGAGACATTTTTTTTTAGTAAGAAGTGAAATACTATTCTTCTTAATTTGTATTGTATAGCATTAATAAATAACTTGCAACCAATAAATTTAATTATATATATAAAAGTGAGAATTTTTTATTTGCAAAGTAATCATTCTCATGTAATATAGTAGTGTTCTTAGTTTTTTAGACTAACCAAAATGAAAATTACTGAAAATTCTCAGTTGAATGTCTTAATCATAGGCTCAGGA